GACCATATAATTGATCAGCTGATTTTGGTTGAGTCTGCACACTTCTTCCGGGCATCAAAACAGTCTCTGCTTTCAATGAAATGCTTCTAAAGTCATGACCCTGTAACTTGCCCGGTGGAGGTAGAATTTGAACCTCATATTGATTGGGTCTTCCATATGCGTTATCTTCATGGAATATCGACAATACATCATTCAATGCACCGAATGCGAGGGCGTCTGTAAAGGAACCGATTGATGTTACCATTTTTGTATCCTAATATCTTCCTGCTGTATCTGCATAAACTTGTGTGTCTGAGGCTTTTTGGAATCTTTGCACTGGAAGAAGTGCTGCAACAATTAGTTCCTCTGGCAGAATACGACGAAATTCAGATTTTACATATCCATTTAGGTAATGCTTTACAATTGCCTTTGCCATTGGTATTCTTTTTAATTGAGAATAACTAGTGATAAAGCTACCCTGTCCATCCACAATTCTATCCAGAAGTCTTATTCTCATTTGGATTGGTAGGTAGTGAATATTCAATCCCATAAAACCACCAGCGGCTTGTCCAATGGGCAGGACTAATGGAAAGGTATCGTAGTATGGTAATGTGTTTTTATGCTTTGGGGAATAAAAAAACATATTGAGTGTTCCAAAATTTACACCATTTGTTCTTCTACCATCTCGTATTAAATCTAATGCTCCAGGCTTTCCAAATTCTTTTATCTTTTCCCGAAACCAATTAATAGACTTTGAACCATCTGCTCCGCCATCTTCTCTTGCAGCGTCTAATACGCTTTGAATGTAATTGCTCTGTGCCATTCAATTATTTATAACGAATACCTAAATCATCCTCTGTTAGTATTTGGAATTCCATTCCGTTATTCTCACACCATTCAACAGCATACTTCCACTTAGCACTATTCACCCCCCAAGTCTTTACCTCATTGAGATATCGTCTTGTTTTTCTTTGTGGTTCCTTTGGAGGTTTTGTCTGCTTTTTGGGTTTGACTTCAATGACAAGATTTTTGATGGTGCCGTTGTGTTGTTTTATTTTACAATAGAAGTCTGGAAAATAACGATGTATTCTGCCATCCCAAGGAGACTTATATGGTATGATTATTTCTTCACTGCCCCACTCAATCACAGATTCAGTGTTATCACAATAGACCATGAACTTTCGTTCCCACAGAGAACGATAGACTACATTGTGAACATTCCCTCTATATTTCGAGGGGTTGTCTGGTTTATATTTTCCTTTATATGCCATGATGTATAAATACTTATGATTACAAGGATTATTTAGACATGGCTGTATTTACTGCATTAAGAAACAAAGCTCAATCTGGTCTTGCTGGACTTGTTACAGGAGCGTTTAAATCTCCATCAGGCCTGAACAAAGCATCAGGACTTAGATTTCCTGAGTCTGCTGGCAATAGTCGCCCCAATGGTGATACTGGAAATATGTATCAGTATCCATTAGACCTTGGATCAATAGGAAATAAACATTTTATCTCATTTTTTGTGAGAGTAAGAAAAGGTGCAAAGGTTACTCAAGGAAAATCAAAAGATGTTGGTAAAGTAGCTCAAAAATCTGAACAAGTTGATGCTGATCCCACTGAAATCCCAACAAATTCTACTAATGATGAAGCGCAGCAGCTGTCAAAGAGTTTAGAAGCGGCCGCAAAAAGAGCGCAAGGAAAACCACACGATGGCAAATCCATAACTCAAAAACTTGCGCCTACAGTTAGGACAACAAACTCTGTTGCCCTGTATTTTCCACCCACGGTTACTCAATCATACACAGTAAAATATGGTGAGACAGAGTTGGGGGTTGGAGCAACTACTGGTGCAGACATTATTGGTGGATTTTCCAATATGGATGTTGAAAATTTCAAAAAAGCCGGAGGTAAATTCTTGGAGGGTTTGAAAACCGGCATTACATCAATGGCTATGGGCGCTCTTGAAAATGTGCCGGGATTTCTTGGTTCTAAAGCTGTATTTGGTATTATGAGAGGAGTGGTTAAAGTTCCAAAAATGGAAGTTACCTTTGAAGGTGTTGGCAAAAGAAGTTTCTCTTACAGTTTTACATTTACTCCTTCATCTCAATTAGAAGCAGATGAAATACAAAACATCATTCAACTTTTTAGAGAAAATTCAGCGCCAGATTACACAGACGGTTTGGGAATTGAAATGACCATTCCTAATACCTTTGATATTGCATACTATGCTGGAGCAGTAGAGAATGGATATATGCATAGGATAGGAGAGTGTTATTTGGAGAGTGTCGCTGTCACATATGGTGGAGATAAGATGACATTTCATAGGCCAAATACTGCTGGTGCATCACCTACCAGAATTACTATGGCACTAAACTTTAAAGAATTACAAACTGTAACCAAATCACTAATTCAACAAGGCTTCTAATAATGTATTTTGCAAATTTTCCTAGCATTGTGTATGATGCATCTGGCAATTTTGATTTCAAGGTTGTAACCAATCTTCTAAGACGAGTTGCTTTGAGACAAAAGATTAGAGAAAATGTTTTAATCTTTGATACCTATGATGTAAAGAATGGAGAGACGCCAGAAATTCTTGCTGATAAATTGTATGGTGAATCAGAATTGCACTGGATTATTCTTTTACTCAATAATGTGACAGATAGATATCATCAGTGGCCAAAATCATATACACAATGGTTGTCTTTTTTAGAAGATAAGTATCCTACAGTTTCTGGTGCATCAACTCAACTCATAGATCAAATCCACCATTATGAGATTGCACAAACATCTGGAGACACTTCCATAAAAATTGATATCGGCACAACAGATACCACATCTGATTTGAGCGCCACCGCTGTGACTAACTATGAATATGAGGAAAAAATACAAGAAGAATTGTCACAGATTAGATTGTTAGACCCAGCTTACATACCAGTATTTATTGAAGAGTTTGAAAAACTAATGGAAGAAAGTGTTATTTAATGGCAAAGGCAAGTTCAGAGACAATATCAAAAGCGGGCGATTTTAAAGTAGATGCAGTAAGTATTACAACCTCTACTGGATTGGTTGTGGATTTATTAGGTTCTATGATGCATATAACCTTCTTTGAGTCTATTGAAACTGCTGCTATTACTGGAAATATGTTAATTGCTGATAGCGTTAATCTTGTTTCCACTGGACCCATCATAGGTCAAGAGTTCATAAAACTAAAATTAAGAACGCCGGGTGTGAAAGGTCAAAGTGGTGTCATAGACTTTACAAGAAATGTGCTTGTTGTTACTTCCATGTCAATTAGAGAGGCAGTTGGTAATGGTGAACAGGGAGTTCTGTTGGAGTTTGCAAGCGCAGAAATTCTAAAGAATGAAAGAATAAAATTAAATCGTTCTTATGAGGGAACATGTTCGGAAATATTTAAGGGCATTATAAGGTCAGATTTAGACTGCACAAAAGAATTATTTGTCGAGCCAAGTGAAGGTGTAAAAAAGATTGTTTTTCCAAACATTCGACCAATTCATGCAATCCATACTCTCAAAAGACAAGCAATTGCCAGAGATGGGCTAAACTCCCCCTATATGTTTTACGAAGACTTAAAGGGATATCATTTCAGAAGTCTTGCTAGTATGTATGCTGCCAGCCCTACGATGAGCTATAAAACCTCAATACCAGGCTCTAAACCTCAAAATGTGCCTGAAGATTTAAATACTGTTCTAAATCATCAAATTATTGGAAATGGTGATACTCTAATAGGACAAAGACTTGGTGCATATGGTTCAGACCTCATCATTTATGATACGTTTGCAAAAAAACAAACACATCAACAATTTAACTATCTAGATTCGTTTTTTGATATTCCTCATGCAAATACTTTGGCAGGGAAAAGTTATCCTCTTGTGAATTCATCTCCTGTTGAGACATCTGGACGCATTAGTGATTTTCCTGCTAAATCGTTCTTAGTTCCAACATCACGATTTCATGACGAAAATGGAAATGACCAAGGCACAATAAATTATCACCAAACTCAAAATGGAAATTATCCTTATGTTGGTGGAGACACAAAAAAATGGTTGCAAGCGAGAGAATCTATGCTCACACATCTAGAACATGGAATCAGCGCAAACCTAGAAGTTCATGGGAACTCATTGATAAATGCTGGTGACATGATACAATTTAACTTACCAACACAAACTGCTGCAAAAACAGAAAAAAATGAAAAATATGACTTCTTCTTTAATGGCAATTTTCTAGTCAAAAAAATCAGACATGATTTTGATTTTAGTGAAATGCGCCATGAAATGGTTCTGTCAGTGGTGAGAGATGATCTTGCCGTTGAGTTAGAAGGAACATCAAATAGTCATGAATATATCAATAAACCATCAGCACCAACTGTTGATACAGAGAATTTTTATAACCAACAATAAACCCCAAACTAGAGGAGGACTATTAATTTTATTGCCATGACAACATATCATAAAAACAAGGAGGATAAGATGTTATCCAGAAAAAAACGTATCAAGCAGATGAACTTTCAAATCCAAGAGAGACGAGTAGAAGAACTTTCTCCACTTACAGAAGATGATAAATACATCATAGAAATGGCAGGATATCAAAAATTAATAGGACGAACTAATGAAAACATTTCAAGAACTGCAAGAAGGTCTTCAAGACCCTCACATATTTAAATGTTTCTTCCTTGCTGGAGGACCGGGCAGCGGTAAGTCATACGTTGTTCGGTACTCCGTAGGGGGAACTGGTCT